CAGGTCACTCTTGCGTGCAATCCTCCCTGATTGGCTTCTATCTTGTCCACCATCCATGATGTCGCCGATCCTGTGGCGATGAGCATGATGTCTGTACGCCTGTTGCCCCAGCCGTTCCAGAATGTTTCCAGGGCATTGACAAAATTCGACCTCTGCGTATCCATCCAAGGCATTTCATCAATGAATATGACTTTTTTCCGGTCTGAAGGCAATGTCTCCAGATAATCTTCAAGCGCATTGAAGGCATCATACCATGTCTCGGCTTTCGGCTGTCTTTTTTTCGAATGACGCTTGATTGCCCTCATGAAATTCTGTATCTGCACCGAAGCCGGAGTGTTGTGTTCGCCTACAAAGGTGAAATCATATTTATAGTTGAAGAACTTGTCTATGAGATATGTCTTGCCGATACGCCTCCGTCCGCTGATGATGACAAATTCGGAGCGGTCTGATTCCAGACACCGCTGCAGTTCGTCACATTCCCTGTCTCGTGAAACCAGTTTGTCCTGCATAATATTTCCGTTTCCGCAAAGGTACTCAATCCATATGTATCTGCCAAATTTCAAAGAGTGAGTTTGTACTTTATCTCATAAAATATTTGAGTAAAAGTACAAACTCACCAACACAATAATACCGAGTTACTACTTTATCTATGATTTTTTATGAGATAAAGTAACGGTTCAGTATATAGTAGCGTTCCATATTAGCCGGATGCTTTTCTGTTTTTCTCGGATAAGTTATGTGCCCAGCTTGCTGTTTCAAGTGGTACGCATCCCGCCGCCGAAAGGCGGCGGTTCCGGGAGGGAACCCCAAATAAAAATAATAATGGCGGCGTAAGCCGCCCGACGATTTTTTGAAAATGGGGGTTTTCCGGTAAAGTGCTATCATTTGACTGTCTTTTGAGTGCATACACCGGACAAAATCAGCCATACAATATCCATAAGCCTGTTTGAAGGGGGTATTGTATGGCAACAAACAAGCGTGTTTTCACCTTGCGCCTATCTGATGAAGTCTTTGACAAGATCGGGGCGCTTGCAACCCGTGAACACCGATCCATTACCAATTACATTGAATTTGTTCTTCTGAAACACTTGGAAGAAGTGGAAAAGGCGAAAGGAACGATCAATGTCGATAATTCACCCAAAGGGGTATAACTGAAAATGTCTGTCCTGAAGCAAAAGAGAACCACAAGCAAGGCCGAGTTCATCAACACGGCCAATCAGATTTATGTTGAAACCCTGAACTTCCTGACCCGTCTTTCAGCCCGGTATTCCCGGTTGATTGCGGAGCCGGTGGCAAAGTTGGCCGGTGAGATCATCGACCATGCGGAGAAGGCCAACAGTATCTTTCCTTCGGACAACCAGCGCATTGAAATGAGGAAGGCCCATCTTCTTGAAGCACGGGCTTCCCTGATGGCGCTGGATGTTCGCTTGACCCATGTTTACCTGATTCTGAACCAGAACCCGGAAGGGGCCTTTACCACTTCCAAGGGGAACCCGGTGAAGTCACAGGATGCAATGGAAAAGCTGGATAAGATGGCCCAAAACTTGGGTGAACTGATCGACAAAGAAAACGAACTTCTGAAAGGGGCAATCAAAAATGTAACAGCAAAACAGAAATAATTTCCCATTAGGTGTGCAACTGATAATGAGCCTGTTGGCGGTGTGGTGGTGGCTTCGTTCCCCTAATTACAACAACAACAATAATTTCCAGAATGTCAACACGGATGGCAACAACAACAATAACAATGCCAATTACTGTGCTGGTGTGCGGCCCGGATTTTGCAAATATACACGGTCAAATGTAGTAACAGAAGGCAAACGGCTTTTCAGGTGAAAGACGACCGATGTAAAAGGAGTTGCGCTTCCTTGGGTGTAAATCCCTAAAACTGCCCTTTGATGCCCTTACACGGACGCTTCTTGCATGGTGGGTGATTGTGCCTTATCCCATTTCATGTGTGAGGGCAAAGCAATTTAGACGGCACCCTACAAGATATTTGTACGAGGGGCGAATACTTTTATTATGACAAGCCAAGAACGGCATGAAGCGAGGTTCCAGCGCCGCAAAGCAAAGCGGTTGGAACGGAAACAGGCCCGGTGTGATAGCCTTGGGCCAACGAATAAAATATTTTCCTATCGGAAGATGTTCTTCTACGGGAAAAAGTGCTGTAACGGGGTACGGTGGAAGCAAAGTGTTCAAAACTTTGAAGGCCACCTGTTTTCTGGTACGGCAACACGGCGGCGAACGGTGTTGGAACAGACTTGGAAGCCCAAATCCTGTTCCCATTTCACCCTTCGGGAACGGGGAAAAATCCGCCCGATAGATGCCCCGCACATTACGGATCGACAAATCCACAAAACCCTGTGTAATGAAGTCCTGATCCCGTTGTATTCACCTTCCATGATCTATGACAACGGAGCAAGCCAAAAGGGGAAGGGCCTTCATTGGCAGTTCAAACGGATCAAACAACAGCTTGGATGGCATTACCGGCGTTATGGCCGGGAAGGTGCTGTGTTGCTGTTGGATTTGAAAGGGTTCTTTCCAAATGCTTCCCATGCCCTGTTATATCAGCGGCACCGGGAATTGATTTTGAACCCTGAACTTCAAAACTTGGCTGATACTGTGATTCAATATTCCCCATGCCCGACACCGGGCCGGGGCTTGCCTTTGGGCGTTGAGCCTTCCCAACAGGAAATGGTGGCGTTACCAAGCAAAATTGACCAATGGATCAAGTGTCAGGCCCGTGTTCATTGCGCCGGTCATTACATGGATGATTACTATGCTTTCTTTCCCACGGTGGATGAAGCAAAGCTGATGGGCCATGAAATTGTAAGGCGTTTTGAAGCCGCTGGAATCCGAGTGAACAAGCGCAAGTGTAAGGTGATCCCGCTTACAAAGCCGTTCCGGTTCTGCAAAGCCCGGTTCACACTTACCGAAACCGGCAAGATCAAGGTGAATGGAAGCCGGGATGGAGTGAAACGGGCAAGGCGAAAACTAAAGCTGTTTCACAGAGAGTTCAAAGAGGGAAAACGATCCTTCTTTGACATAGAACAATACATGGAGTGCCAAAGCGCCTATTACCGGAACTTCAACGATCATGGCCGGTTGCTACGGTTGCGGCGGCTTTACCATGCAATCTTTTTCGGAGGTGGACAATGTTTAGAATCATCAAAGCCGGGGCCGGTATCGGCCTGACCGAGAACCTGAACTACATCAAGAAAGCCGAAAATGGTTGCTACATCCTTTGCCCGGAGCATGACGCTTCGGGCATTGTTTTTGAGGGTGTGGCTTACCATTTGTTGGGCCGTGCCGCTATGGATGAACTGGAAACGGTGAGTTTGGAACAGACGGACGCAGGAAGCGAGATCACCAAGGCCACGGAAGCCGGTGGAATCGTCTTTGTGACCTTGGCGGAAGCCGGGAGCATTGACGCTGAAACGGCGGCGGAACACGCTGATTTGTTCGCTGAATGGGCTTTCCCTGTTGGCTACACGGTGGGGCAGATTCGCCGGTATAACGGAACCCTTTACAAGTGCGTTCAGGCCCATACTTCCCAAGCGGATTGGACACCGGACACGGCTTCCAGCCTGTGGAGCAAAACGAGTGATCCCGCTGAAGAATGGCCCGAATGGAGCCAACCGGTGGGAGCGCATGACGCTTATTCCAAGGGGGCAAAGGTGAGCCATAAGGAAAAGCATTGGATTTCCACGGTGGATTCCAATGTGTGGGAACCCGGTGTGTACGGGTGGGAGGAAAGCACGGATGGAGTATAAAACCTATGTTTGCCGTAAACGGGCAAGGTTCAAGGCGATTTGCGGACAAGTGAACATTCCGTATGGAACCACCCTGAATGGTCAGGGTGGTTTTTTGATCCTGAATGATCTTCCGGTGTGTTCGGCCACCAGCCAAAACGCCTATGACTTCTTCACACAGAATGATGATGGCATGGGGCAGGAACGGGGCGAACTGTTGAACCGGATCATTCCCAAGCTGGAAAAGCGTGATGCCGGGTATCAGGCCCGGTGGGGGAAGATTTGGGAAGATGCCCTTTGTCAGAAGTACAAGCGCCAGGAACAGGAAGATCATTGGATTTGGAATCATGACTTCTACAACGGCCCTGTTGAGGATTTGCGCTATATTGCCGCCCTGATCGGGGCCTGATAGGAGGGAAAAGCCATGACGATTTATCAGGTGTTGTGCTTGATTGGTGTTCCCGCCTTGATTTTGGCGGTATTCAAATACCTGTGGAGCCAAATCAAGCATAACACCGAGGATTCCAAGGCTTTGAAGGCCGGTATTCAGGCCCTTCTTCGGGCGCAGATGATCAGCGATTTCAATAAGTATTCCGAAAAAGGCTATGCCCCAATCTATGCACGGGATAATTTTGAAAATT